GTATAAGTAAAAGTTATACCCATATTTTTTCTTTGATTAATTAAAAATGTTTTTAAATCCATTATATCTAAATTATTATTTCTTATATCTTGATAATAGTAATATGTGTTATCTTTAGTTTTTAATGTTAATTTTATTTTTCTTTGAAAATAAAAAATATTATTTAAATCTTTATTAAAAAAATTAACCTGAACTCTTCCAAAAACTGTATCATATTTATTATAATTAATTTCTGTTCCAAATAATGTATCGAAATAATAATCTATAGTATAAGATGTAGGAAATTTATCTTTAACTTTAAAGTAATAAGTATCTTGTTGTGTATATTGAAAACATCTTATTTCAATAGTATTAACTGATTTTATTTTATCAGGATATTCATTTAACAAATCAATACAATCAGACCAGTCTATTGTTAGTTTACCTAATCTATTATTTGAAACAGTATTTTTTTTTAAATCATTATAAGATTCAAAACATGGATAAGGTCTAGATTTATTAGTATGATAAATATATTTATCTTTAAAATTTATTCCTGCTGCTACTTCATATTGTTTTATTGTTCTTTTATTTCCTAATCCATATATGCCTTTTATTTTTCCTGAACATATATCAAAAGATTTTTCTAAACTTTTTTCATTTAATTCATTAGCTTTCGGATTTTTATAATGATTAGTAATTCTTCTTGGTCCTGCACTATTACTTTGTTCATGATATACTAATGGTTTATCTGGTAAATAAAAATCCCAACCTCTAGTCCATGCTCTCATAGCAATAGTTATTTCTTCTCCATGAAAATATAAATCAGGATCATAAGGAACTTCTTGAAAAAATTTACCATCAGAAAAAGATAAACATGCTCCCCAAAATGCATGGAGTTTTAATCCAGAGTCAGTTCTGTTAATAGGTTTAAATAAAACTAATTCAGAATCATCTTTATAACATGGATACATGTAAACAAGTTCTTTATATTTATATTCTGTGTGTGTATCAAATTTTGTGCAATAAGAACTTATACATGCTTTTTCGGAAGTTTTTAAACATCTGTTATGCATTTTAATAAACTCTTCATCCCAGTCTTGATCAAACCTAGAATGAGAATCAATCATTAATACATAATCTTCATTGTCATATAATTTATTGCATTCATATCTAGCCCAACATGCACCATTAGATTCTGTGTAATGTACATTTTTTATTTTAAATCTTTTGTCATTATCAAACTCTTCAAACAAAAAATAATTATCTTCATCATGCTGGTGTAATATTCCAAATCTTAATCTATCTGGATACTTTGCTGTATTTAAAGCATCGTATACAGTTAATAAAATTTGATGATCTAGATAGGAAGCAATATTAATGAATATAGTTTTCACTATTTCTTTTTAGACTTTTTTTTGGATACCTTGTTAGCTTCTTGCAATTCGTCTAGTTTTTTAATTCTTTCTTTTTCTACAGCTTCTTCAGCTTTAGCTTTAAGCTCTGCTTTCTTTTTATAGATAGCTTCAATTAAAGTAACACGCTTTGCATTATTCCATCCTTTAATTCCTAAATCTTTAGCTTCTTCACGAAGCAATTCTAATTCAGTTAATTCATTTCTTGCACCTAATGGATTGCCATCTTTATCACAAGGAACCCAAACATCATCTGTTAGGTATCCATTTTGAGGAAAAACGAGTCCATTAATTTTACTTACTACGTATTCTATTTTTTCTGACATTTTCTTTCTCCTTAAAAAAAAGAGAGGGGTTACCCCCTCTCATAACTTAACTATATATATTATGCTATATTTGCATCTGGGGAAATAAATGATAACCCAATTGCATCTTCTTGCACAACTTTGAATCCGTAAACTTGAAGTCCACGATGTAACATACCAAATCCATCAGGATTTTGTAACATTTCACTCTTCAATAATTGAGTAGCAAAAGTTAATCCTACAGGATGTCCGAATATACAAGTGTAAACAGTATTCCCACCTGAACCACCATTAGTGATTTTAGTAAGGTTGTTAGTTCTGTAGATAGTAAATCTATCTATTTGACCAACTACTCCGTTACGCTTCATTGATGTAGCATCACCAGACTTATTAGCATCCCCTAAATCGCCTTTCTTAATGAAAGAAATTAATTCAGGTGGAAGTAAGAAATAACGACCTTCTTCGTTAACATTCTTTTCATCTAATAATGATCCAATGTCGATCATATGATCAACTAATGAAGCACCACTAGCTTTAGCAAGGAATGGATTTGAATCAGTATCCCCATCCATTTCAGTAGTTGGTTTTAATGAAATAGAACCAGCAATGTTTTGAAGAACATCTTTTTCTACTTCGTTACGAAGTTGATAAGCTGCTTCTGCTGTCCACTCGCTAATCCAATTTTGAATATCTGTTTGCACATTATCAACATCGTCTGTAGCGAATGCCCAATATTTACCTTTGTTGATTTCTAATGTTACAGAATCAACTGTTGGATTATCATGAGCTAATGCTAAACCTTTAGTGTGAGTTTTAACATTAATAGTAGGTAACTTTCTAATAATAACTGCGTCACCTTGATTTTGAATTTCACCTTCATAATCTGTATTAGCAATTTCTCCTAATACAGAACTTTCATAGAACTTAACTAATAACTTACCAGCATACAAAGTAGGAATGTATTTAGTTGATACACCATCACTGTTATCAGTGTTGCCGTTTAAAGCAATCCAACCAGTAGTTCCTGTAAAGTCTGTGCCAGTAGTAGTTTGATATCTATTATAAGACATTTTTTTCTCCTAACTTAATTTTACATTTAATAAACATGCAGCACAGACTAGTTTTCATTTAAAAAATTCTTCCTGTCTTGGCTGCCTCCATAATCTGTGCTTCAATTTTTTCAGCTTCTTCTTTACCTTTTTTACCTTTAAACCTTCCATCAGCTAAATCTTTATAAAACAACTGAACACCTTTTTTTGTAAACCTAGGTTGTTCAGGTTGTGTTACTTGTTTAGCATGAGCAGTGGTTTCTGGTTTAGTAGTAACCGATGCTTCATTAACTGAAACGGAGCCAATAGGTTTATAAGCTTTTAATAAATCAACTAATGTAGCAACGTCTCCATTGTTGATTGCATTAGCACCTACATCCCTATTCTTTAAACCACTATTTGTGTCATAAAGTTCAAGAAATGAAAACCAACCAGTATCAGTAGAGTTTAAAGTTTTAGCACCAGGATAGTACTGTTCAACATTATTCCAAAAAGAAGTAGTGTCTACTACAGGTACTTGCTTTTCCTGTTGAGCTTTTAAACTCTTATTAATTAGTTCATTAACATATTCTTTTATCTTTCCGCTCTCCAGCTCTTCTTCGAGTGTGCCTTTGATTACTCTACTTTGAATATCAAGAACATCATCTCCAAGTTCTTCAGCTTCTTGTTCAGAGATATGTCTTTTAGAACCTGGAACTTTATTTACATTCTTTAGTTCTTCTAACTGACTCTTCATTTCTGCTAAAGAATCTTTCAATTCTTTATTCTCACTATTCGCTTGTTTAAGTTGCGAATCGATTCGCCCTTTAAGACTAGCGTTCCTCTGTCTTTCTAAATCCAAATCTTTTTGAAGTGCCTCAATATCAACTTGAGGAAATACTTCTTTAGTTTCTTCATTTTGGCTCGACAGAGCTTCATCATTACCTTCTGCTTCTTCTACAACTTGAGTAGTATTTTGAAGCTCTTTTAATTGAGCTTCCGCTTTCTCTAATTGCTCTAATGCTTGTTTTGGTACTGACATATTTTCTTTCTCCTTATTGTGTACGCCCTTTCGGGATATGTACGATTATGGGGCTGCTATTGCAGATTTCCCTATTTATGACTCAACACTTGTTGAGTCTTCTAAAACTTTTATTAAAGATTTCAAACACCTCGTTGTTCCCTGACCTATTTGAATCTTTGTTAAATCTAAATCATCATTAGCTTCTCTACAATTATCTAAACATCTTTGCAAGTAAGAAATAAAAATTTTAAACACCTGGCTGTTGCTGTACATCAGGCGTATCGCCTCCAGTTCCTTCTGGTTCGGTTTGTCCAACATTAGTATCTCCTTGTATTTGACTAAATATATCAGCCATATTTTGTTGACTATATCTTGCTTGTCTAATATCTAACTCTCTATTATCTGTAGCATTACCTAATTCTATTTCTCTAGCTTTAAGATCTAGTTGTGCAGCTTTCATTTCTAGTTCAGCCATAGCTACTTGATTTTCTCTTTCAACTAGTGCTTGTTCTTTTTCTATAGCTATTTGATTTTGTTGTATTTTTTGTTGTTGCAATAAACTTTCTTGTTGTATTAATGCTTCTATTTTTTCTTGGCTAGGTGCTATATCATCATAATCAGTTTCTAATGATTCCATAGCATCAGCTAATATTTTAGCACGACCATCTAATCCTAATATCTTTTGATCAAATTCATTATTAGTAACTTGTAATAAACTTAATCTTCTTTGAGATAATTCTTCTTTCATAATTAAAGATATGATTCCATCAGACATAAACATCATATCTCCTTTTATATCATCATCTTCATTATTCATCATATTCCAGTCATATAATTTTTCTACAATGTTTTGGAATATGTATCTATCTAATCCAAGTAATACTCTTTTTAATCCTTTATTAGAATTACCCATTAACATAGCTAATCCAGAAGATGTTCTACCTGCACCTGCTACTTTATCAGAACCATAGCTATAAGCTGGCATCTCTAAAGTTAAATCAGCAATACGCATAGATTGATTTATAACTCCTAACATTTCTCCTGATCTAGAATCAGGTTGAAAGAAATCTACTAAAGGTGCTGTAGTATTTCCCATATTAGTTCCTTGCCATATTTTCCACGGATACATAGATGATATATCTTGTCCAGTTGGTATTCTGTTAGTATCTGGAATTATAACTTGTGGTCCAGATGCAATGCCTAAATTATTTACCATAGCTCTAGCTGCAGCATTAGTTATATCTTGTTCGCTTTTAATTAATTCAGGAATACTTTTATACCAAAAGCTTCCTATTTCTTTACAATATCCATATACTGAATATGGTCTTTTCTGTTCTGGATGATCATTTAATTTTACAAAAACAATAGTACCCCCTACTGTAATTGCATTAATATCATAATCCATTAATGGATCTATTTTCTTTCCATTTACATCTTTTGTTATTCCATAACTTTCAAGCATTCTTCCTGGTGTAAAACAATAATATTCAATAGCATCTAACATTGATGAAGACATATTAGTTGCATAATTAGTATCTTTATTTTCTAAATCATCTCTTTCCTCTGTAAAAGAATAATCATAAGCTGAATCTGTTCTTCCTCCATATCTTGCAACATATTCAATATTTTCTTTTATATATCCATCTTCATTTCTATTTAATAATAATGATTGTCTAGATATAATCATTCTTTCTGCAAGAAATCCTTCATCAACATTTTCACAAGAACGACCAGGATATAAATCTAAAGGAGATACTCTTTCAAAGGTAGGTATAACTCTTTCTTCATATTTAATTACTGTTTTACCTTTTTTCTTTTCAAATCCTGATTTAATTTTTCTTTTTCTAAATATTGGACCTTTAATAATAGCTGCTTTAGATGAAGCTAAATCCATTACTGCTTGATAAAAAGCATTTAACCAATCTCCTTCAATCATTTGATCATGTAATACTCTAGACATCTTATCAGCTTTTTTATGTGCTTCTTTATAATTAGCTGTTATTACATCAGCTCTCATTGAAGATGCTAAATCATATGCTTGTTTTTCTGTCATTTGTATACCTTGAGCCATTGCCTCATCATATTTAGCCATAACTTCACCAGCTATTCTAACTTGATCTTCTCTGGGTATATCTGCAATAGGTGTAGGTTTTAAATCCCAAGTTCTTTTTCTTTTAGCATTAGTATAAATGTCATGAACAAATGATTCAAATGCTCTACATTTTACTCCTGTTAATCCAATAAATACATCAGAGGATCCTGATTCTTTTATCCTTGCTAGTTTATCAGGACTATATTCTCCATTCCTTCTATTTAAATTATCTATAATAGTAGCTTGAATATTAGATTCGTTTTCTTTCCAATCTTTTGCATCATTAAAATTACTATTTAAATAACCTTCTAAAGTATTTAGATACTCATTTTGTTCTTTTTCATAAGCATCATCCATAGCTTGTTCTTCAGCTTCTATATTTTCAACAAGTTCTTTTTGTGACACTATTCCTGCTAAACCAGATCGTTCTCTTTTTTCAGCCATAATATTTTCCTATTTAAGTCCATGCACTTATATCGGCTTTTATAACATTCCTAACATTTGTGTCAACAACAGGTTTTACTGTAGGATCTACAAGACCACCTCTAATGTGTACAAATGCATATTGTAGTGCATCACTAATATGAGAATAAAAATTTTTATCAGGTACTTCATGATATCGTTTTCTTCCCCCTGTTCCTCCCACTCTCATCTCTTTAAACTTATATTCTCCTAAAAAACTTTTTCTTAATATAGGACACTTTGGTCCTATCTTTAATGCTGCTCCCCCATCCACCATGCGAGTTAGATAAAACTTCACAGCATCTCTTCTTGCTAATGGCGAATTAGTTGAACAAGGTATTGTTCTTATACCTAGTTCATCTAACATATTTATACAGGTTTGCCCATCGGTCTGGCTTCTTGCGTTTCCCGCAGGATCCGCTACCGATATAATCGGTAGCCCAAAATATTCAGCTCGTATTTTAGGATTAACTACTTCTTCTACAAATCTTCTTAACTCCATATCTTCAGATACGCACTCATCTATAATATATACTGTTCCTTTCGGAGAACATTGTAAGAATGCACATGCTGGAGTTAATCCAAAGTCCCATCCAAGTATTAAAGGTAACCCTCTAAATATTTCTATATCTTCTGGATGATAATGAGCAGCGTCATTATATTCAGGGTACACAGGTTTACCTCTAATTATAGATCCATACTCTCCCATTAAATATACTTTAACCCACTCTGGATCAGCCCCATGTGCTTGACGCAGCCAATAATTATATCCTAAATCTTGCCATTGTACATTTTCTGCAGCAGGTATCCCATCTACTTGTCCTTCATTAGATACATAATCTATAGGAGTCCCAAACCCTTTCTCTCCATAAATAGGTAATATTGCAGGTGGTTGTCTAAAAAATCTATGATTAATAGGTTTAGTTATCTCTGCTCGTTTATGCCACCAGTGATCATCAGAAGGTGGGTTAGTATCCATAATTACTCCTGACCAAGCTGTTCCTCCATCTATTTTTGCTGGATAACGACCTGTTCTTTGCAATGCCATCTCCACTACTTGCTCATCTAACTCTGATGCTTCGTTTAAAAATGCTCCTGTTAACTCTAATGATTTTAATTTTCTAACATCTTCTGGTCTATCAATAGCCATAAAGATTACTTCTGCTACAACTCTTGTACCATCTCCAAGCCAGAAGTCCATTTTACCTGTGATAGGTGGAGACATATTAATATGACATATTTGATCTGGTATCCAGTCAGCCCATGTCTTCATAGTTGTAGATATTAATTCAGGATAAGTATTACGAATAAACGCCCATCTAGATCTTCTTGTTACCCCATCCTTTCCTACCTTTTGCTCTAGCATCCTGCTCCACGCTTCCATACAGCATATTACTGTTTTACCTGTTCCTACAGGTCCCATTACTCCTCTTACATCAGAGCTATCAGCATGAAATCTTTTTGCAGTAGGTTCTGGAACGTATGGTCTAATCTCTAAACTTTGTTTCATCGTTTTACTAACTCCTGCTTAATAAAGTATTCGCCAGAAACTTTAGCTACTCTCATAACTTCTCCTGGTCTAATCCTTTCAGAAATCCATTCTACAGCAGTTGGCATACTTGCAAAGTCTATTGTTTTAGCTTTAGGATGTTCTATCCACCCTCCATCAGACATTCTTGTTTCTACTACTACTTTACTCTTCCATTTTCTTGCCATCGACTATCTCCTCTACTGCTGTTATATCTGGTCTACCATAATCATCTGTAGGGATATATTCAACTTTGCATTTATTTTTACATAGCAAGGATATTTCTATAAAAACATCTCCCACGTCTATTAGATTTAACTCAAGTGATTTAATTACTATCCTGTTTTTGCCTCTAAAAACTTTATCAAATGGTACCCATCCATTCTTAAATAATGTATAACATATAGCTGTAGCTATCTCTCCTTGCATCTCTCCTCTTTCTGGATCGGTTAACAATGATGAATAAGTATTTCTTAACGTAACTAGCGTTTTATGACGTTGACCTTCATTAATTGCTTCTGGATCTAATATAGCTTTAAGCTTACCGTTATTGCTAATCTGTGGTATATCTTCTTGATGATAATGTTCAGGTAGACTAACTTCTTGTTTTATTATATTAAACATTGATTCAGTATCTATTAAATCCTCTTCTCCTACTGTAGTAGCTACAATACCTTTATCAAATATATATCCTAATCCTACTATAACAGAAGCATAAGCTGTTACTAACTCTTTGTTATACTTGGGATTAAAATCTTCAGGTAACTCTAAATCATGCCAAACTTTATTCATAATATTCTCCTTTAAAAAACATGGGGGATTCAGCTTCTCGCTTTCCTCCCCCGTCATCTTGAATGAGGGTTATAACTGATGACTTTTTGTTTATACGAAAATAATAGAATCCTGTCAACAAGTTTCTGTACTTTGTACAAAATCTGTATAGAAGTTTCTATATCCCCCCTGATTTGAAATTTATCTAAAAAATTTTACCAAGTACTGAAAGTATATAACAGCCGTAGATGAGGTAGTATATATTATATATAAACACATAGACCCTATCATCATTGGTCATCTATATAAGTAGATAGATACGATAGCGTTGCTATGGGACCCCCCTAGCTAGAGTTAGTCTATGTATGTATAGATAAACAACTAACAAAATCTAACTAATGCTATCGTATGCTATCATCAGAGTTGCTTTACAGCGAACTCTTCTAAACGTTGTCTTCATCGGTAATATTGCCATTTAATTATTAATTATAAAGGAGACATTATGTCCAAAGATACGAGTGTTTCTAGGGTTGAACTCGATAAAGACCCTAGTGTTGTTGCATTTATGCATTTCAACAAGAATGGAGATTCAGAGATGTGTAGTCCATTCTATATCGGTGGTGGAGCGGAAGCTGGCACCAACACTAACGATATACAAGCTGGTCTAAACGACGGCACGTATATCGGGTTCCTGAATCCATATAAATCAGGCAAAGGTCATCTGTTGGTTGTTAAGACTCGCAATGCTAAATCAGGCAACAGATATACTGCAATGTAATGGATTCAGTATATAGATGCCTATCATGATGATAGGTGTCTATGTTTTTTATAGCGGGATAACGTAGAAGAGCTAGAGATTTTTTTAAAGGAGTTAATTATGGAAAGACTAATATGTTGTATCTGTAACGTAGACCTATCGGATAGGGATGACCTAGAGAATAGAATGTGTTACAGCTGTGTTGTCGGAGATCCGATGGAATTAAATAATCATGATGTAAATATAGAAAGGATATTCAATGAATGCACATGACGAACCTGCAGTTAGGGAGATAGACCCAGCAGAATATAATGGTATCAAAGATAAAGCTGTTGATATGCCACAAGACCAATTGTTAGATGAGTATGCTCACTTAACTATCAGAGAGAATGAACTCGAAGGTAAAGTAAAAGATATGCAAAAAGATATAGAGTTTGCAAATAAGTTGTTTAAATCTATTAGTAGGAAATTAGAATATGTAATGACATATCTAACTGATGAACAGAAGACTGTCATCGAATCCAACTGGCAAAAACGTAATAAGATAGACCAATAGGTCTGTCTTTCTTTCGTTGGTAAAGCTTTCGCTTTCAGCGGAAAGCTTTTAAACGTAGTCTTTAATGGTTTATAATTGCAATATAGACCAGCACTGGCTGAATAAACGTGTGGATTAGTTAGCGTTAAGGCACTTGGGCTTGAGCAATGTACAAATGTATGAGCAGAGAGTGATAGGTACGAGTAGAATAGAAAATTTCTATAATTCCTCGAAAGTTACAGGTAACAGAATATTCCTGTGTGCATCTTATTAAAGTATGAGAATGAACTCATGCTTTAATTTTTTAATATAAGATATAGAATACGTACGTGAATCTCTTATATTACTTTATACTATAGTATCTCTAGCGTAGCGTTGGAGTATAAACTAAATTGCATCAGCAAAGTATCTGGAGCTGTATAAATATGATAGATACGGGTAGCTACCAGCTTGAGTGGTAGTTTGGTTTGACTGTCGCCAAAGGAGATTCTAAATATATAAACAGGGGAGCGGCACGGAGATGAGCAGAAATCAAGATGCGTTTGTAGTTGGCATATGTCGACAAGTAACTGACGATGTAATCATTTCCTACCCCAAATATATTTAGAATACAGACAGTCTCTATTTTTTCGATAGCTATGGTTAAACGAACCATTCCCGAATCCCGATACGAAGCAGAACTACTGATTAAATTGTATCCTTAATTGATGAATCATTTGAATCGTATAATGTTATTTGTTGGCTAGTGTAGTAAGGAAGTCCATAGCTATCATTTATTTATTAACAAGTTATTAACAAGGAGAAAATTATGCACAATGGTAAAGTAGAGTTATTATATGATATAAAAGATAAATTAGAAAATTTACGTAGTTTATCTACTATACGATATATTACTAAAAACAAGATAGTAAAAACAGCAAATATTATAGCAGGAGATATAGAATGTGTCATACATGATCTTGCAGAAGAACAAATAGATGCAGGTGGAGAAGATCCAAGAGAACAGGCGGAGTTAGTATGAGTGTTCAATACGGATATTTTCTAACAGTAATAGATTATGAAAATGCACAAACTTATATCTATAGGTTTACTAAAGATATGTATGATCATTACAATAAAGAAGATGGTTGGGAAGATTTAATCTTTGAGAGATTAGGCTTCAGAGAAAAAGATGTTCATTGGTTGTGCAATACAGCAACTAAAATACAAAGTATAACTGAACCTATAAACTGGAGTATTAATGATTAACTATATATTATTGATACCATTACTAATACATATAGAATCTTCAGGTAGAGATTATGTAGTAGGAGATAATGGAACAGCTGTAGGTTGTCTACAGATAACAGCAGGAGTAATTGAAGATGTTAATAGAATATATAAGACAGATTATACGAAGGAAGATTGCTATAATAGGCAGACTTCCTCGGATATTTGCATTAAGTATCTATCGTATTGGCTTGAGAAAGCAATACAAAGAGAACAAGCAGAGATATATAACCCTTACGAAATGGCTTGTCGCATCTGGAATGGTGGACCCAGGGGATACCAGAAAGAGTCGACAGAAGTTTACTGGGAAAAAATTAAACGTAGAGCAAAGGAGATAGGAACTTATGATGTTGCCAACTATAAAATTAGTAATGATAGATGATAGCAGAACAAGAATTGAAGCTGATATGTCTATAGTAAGTAACAAAGATTGGTCTAAAAGTATAACAGTAGAACATAACTATTATAAAGTTTTAGAAGGTTTATTAAAATATCATAGAGAGAGCAGTGCTAAAATACAGGATTGCTTTCCTTTCTTAAATGCAGATGAAAGGGAGTTTATGCTGACAGGCTTAACACCCGAAGAGCAAGAAAGAATATTTAAAAGCGATGAAGATATTCTGATGGGTTCTGAATCTGCATAGTCGCATTATGGATACTTACCCGAGGCAGCGGAATGTTATGAGCATTATAAATCTGTCCAAACCTGCAGTGAGTAGTCTATGATACAATAGGTCCACATGGGGTAGTAAAAATAAGTATAGAAGTTAGCTATATAGCGGGTAATTTTTAGAATGAAAAATTACAAGAAGATCAGCGATGTCTTCGCTATATAGCTACAGTTATTCTGAAGCAGAGTCAAGTTTATTTTTAGAATTATTTTCACGAAGATTAGGAGATAGACCTGTAAATTGTATATCTTGTACTTCAACATAATCTGCTTTGTCTATTTCTTTTTTACGTAGACCCATCTCAACATTGATTACTAAACCTTTATCAGTCTTATCTTTTTTGTCTGAATACTTATCGGGATCAAGAGCTTTTAATTGTACTTCTAGTAATTTATCAGAATATTTTTTTCTATATCCTACGATTTGTCCTAAATGATTTACCATAGGTTCATCAACACCTTCAACTGCACGTTCATATAATGCTTCTTCTGCACCATGTAATCTTCTATTTTTACGTTCTTCTTTCGCAAGCAAATATAATTTTTTTACTGCTTTACATTTGCGTAGTGCTAGAGATTCAAAGGTAGACCAACTATCGAATCCTGCTTTAGAAGTTACAACCAACATCTTACCACCAACTGCAATACCTTCTAATGCACTACGGATACAACGTCTATCTTTTTTGCATTCGTCAAATACAGGTAACTCATCTTCTGCACGACCAAGATCCAACCAGGAGATATCCTCTGCAGATTTCATTCTGTCAATAAACTCGTAAGATGATTCGGGTATTGGTTCTTCACCTGATAAATATACTCTAACACCTTTTTCATATCTATATGGATTTGGTAATTCATTCATAACTAATAATTAGAATTTAATATAACAAATGTAAATAGTAAATAAACGTTAATAAACGTTAGTGTGGTGGATAATGATTTAACCACTGGTTAAAAAAAGTTTATTCTTCCTGCTACCTCTCGCTTTTTTTCAGAGCTAAACTTTTAAACATTATCCTGCATGGTTAAATAATTTTAATATATATATAAAGGAGATAACAATGATAACTACTATTAATCATGACCAACTCAAAAGATGTTTATTACTTTTGTGGATGGCAGATATACCAGCATGTATTATTGGTTCTGTGGGTACAGGCAAAACTACTGCTGTAGAGAATATGGTTAAAGAACTAGATTCTAAAATGGAAGATAAGTTCCACTTGTGGAAAGTATTTTTAGGTTTGGTGGATGCTACTGACATTGGTGGTATACCTAACAAATCTGAAGACGGTAAAATTGATTATATGCCACCAAGATGTTTACCTTTTGATAGTAATGATAAAGGTATTATATTTGGCGATGAATATGATCGTGCAGCACCAGATGTACAGAATGCCTTTAATCAAATATTGTTAGGCAAAGAAATACATAACAATGTCATTAGTGATAATGCGTATGTTGTTCTTGCAATGAATGGAGAATCAGATACTTATACTACGCCATTATCTAAAGCAGCTAGAAACAGAGTATGTACTTTATATTTATCTAGCGATGCAACGGGCAGTCAAGAAGACTGGGATGAATGGGCTAGAGAAAATAATGTTAATGATACAATCAGGGGGTTTGCAAAGTACAGACCTAATCTTATTGTAAATGATTCTGAATTTACAGAACAAGCATTGATCACACCAAGATCCAGAGATATGGCTGGTAGAATATTAGATACATTAGAAAAAGTTAAATTTAAAACTGATGATATTGTATTCCCTTGTTTAGCAGGAGTTATTGGTACTAGTGCAGCTCATGAGTTAATGCATTATATTGAAGAACGTGATACTATTCCTGACATTAAAGATGTATTAAATAATCCTAAAGAGTATACAGATTACTTTGATAGACCTGATCTAGTATATATGATTTGTATTGCTGTGGAAGGATATGTTGATCGTATAAAGAATGAAGAACAAAAAGAAGCAGTCGCAAGAAAAGCTATTAGTTTCTTTACTGATTATATGGCACCAGAAATACAAATGTGGGCTGTACAAAACATTGTTAAAAAGAACGCAGACATTGTTACAAGTAAAGAATACAAGAAGTTTTTCAATGAAACTAAAGAATTAATATAAAGGAGGTTCAAATGTCACAAGCTGGAAAGTTAGTGCAAAAGTTATTGCTAGTAAAGTTTAACGTATCTTATGATACAGGATACAGATCGTCTAAAGAAATGGTAGAAACATTATCACAACATACGGAAGCACAAGCACATTGTATTCGTAGTGGATTTTCTTTGTTCTGTAAGACTACTATGAGTCCATTTACTACAGCAATAAGTAGAGCTAGACAACACTACCAAATGGGTACGTTACCCTGGGAAGAACGTGGCTGGCGTGTAATACCTGTTAATAAATGGCAGGACTTTAAAAATGAAATGGATGATCTTATTTCTAATATTAAAGATGAATTTATAGATGTTTTTGATAAAAAATATCATCATTTAGAAGATGTCTTTAATGAAAACGTAGGTAATCTTAATATAGAGTTTCCAAGTAAAGATGAACTAGAAGATAAATTTTGGGTTGATCTTGATATTGGTCAAATGGCTAGTTGCGATGATATTCGTATACAAGGTATCGATCAAGCAGAACGTAATAAAATTCGTAATGATATGCAAAAACAATATTCAGACAAGTTTAATACTGGACTGAATGAACTTGCTACTAAATTAGTTACTGCTGCTGAAGATATATCTAGTCGTGCATCTGATCCTGATCAGAAAGGCAAGAAGTATACTAAAAGTTTAAGTAATATTACTGAACTTGCAGATACTGTAGAAGGTCTAAACATAACAGGTAATGAAGCTATAGCTAAATCATGTAAACAAATTAGAGAAAATATATCTGTATATTCTGCAGACTCTATAAAGAGTACACCATTAGTTAGAGATAATGTAATAAAGGCAACAGCTAATATTAAAGATGAGCTGGCTAGTCTGGAGATTGTATAATGCAAACAGAAGCTAGAAAACATTTATCAAAGGGGTTGATGAAGTTAATTCGTCAGACCCCTTTTTATACCTCGCTTGTATTATCTCATGAGATTATTGAAGACCCAAAATTAGATTCTTTCATGGCAACAAATGGTAAGAACTTAATATTTAATGAAAAGATTCTTCAGTTACCTGTAAGTGAGATGTGTGAAATACTCAAACATGAAGCTATGCATGTAGCAAATCAGCATCACA